TACGACGGCAGCATTGTCTTCGGGGGTTGATCTCAGGTCGGGCCATATATCGAGAGTAACTGCTCCAAGAGAGTCTGCACTAGCATCCGCTAGAATCTTATACAACCTCGCTGCCATTGCTGATCCAATCTGAATATAGTCCCCCGCCTTGAACGCATTGACGAGGTTTGCTGTGAGTCCATCAACAACGAGTGTCGATCCGGTCTGACCACTGCCCTTAACAAGAACAGTTCCAGACACTGTACCTTGTGGGTCTAACCCATTAGGGTCGGATAAGAGAAAACTTCCCTTTTTCCCCTTTAGTGACATCAGAAATGCGATCCACGGCTCTGCTCTCTCGCGCCTCATTCGAGGGAGAGTCACAGATGCAATCCATCTCTGTCCAGGATAGACGTGACTTTGTTGAGAAAATGTGAACGGGGAGACGGATGCAGCTACCACGTTCTCCGAGGAGATTGTTATCTGGGCAGGACCACCAACGTCGGTCGGCATAGATAGGGGATACGTTATAGTCATTTTCTTTTTACCCCAAATCCGCTGCCATTTTACCACCACGTCTGCGAGCATTTGCTGTATTACGCGTCGAAGCTTCCACTATGAGTGGAACAGCCTTATATATCTCGCGCTTGACTGTAGCAACATCGGATCCTGTGATGTTGAAATTATTGTGAATATGAGTCTGCTCTGAGACCGCGTTGGACTTAGCCCCAGCCACCGCAACCCCAAGTTTGCCACTCGAGGTGCGCTGTAGAGGTAAGATTGCTTCCGGACCAGCCTCACCCATAAGTCCTCTGCGACCTCCAGACATACTGAACATCGTAGGAGAGTCCACCACCCCGCCCTTCGCGTAGGCTGTGATCTGATTTCCACCCATCCACGCTCCGCCATTGGCCTGAGATGTATTGAAAAAACCCATAAGACTACCGACTAGACCCGTTCCAGTCTGAGACGTCGCGCTCCACTGGCCGACGATCTTCTGAACTACCATGACCTCGTATAGTTGCTCAATGATTGAAATAGCCATACTCTTGAACGCATCCTCCACAGTCGCCGTTCCGTCCACCATCGACATGAACGCGTCGGACATGGACGACTGAATTGTGTCAGAGATGGACTGCATGTTTTCTATTGCACTCGTCTTGTCCTCCAGAGCCTTGATCTCCGCAGTGATGGCATTAATCTCAACTTGTGAGTAATTAGACCTATCTTGACCGAGAGCCTGATAGACGCGCTGCTGCTCATCAGTGAGTCCAATCATTTCGCGCTCGAGCTTGATCTGAGCACGCAGTTCCTCAAGAGGATCGCTTGCAGTCTTATTCGTCGTTTTAGACTTAGGAGGAATATAGTAAGCCGCTCCACTCATCATGGCTTTGGTTCTTCCAACCTCGGCCTTGTAGGGGTCATATCCGGGTTGGCGAGGGTCATAGATTGTCTGGTCGCCCTTGCCCTTGCCGAGTCCAACGATAGCTTGGGCTGATGCAAGACTGATTCCAAGTTGAGTTGCCAGTCTCTCTGCAACAAGAGCTGCCCCGTCAATACCAAGAGATAGGTCAAGAAGAGTAATATCTTTTCCAACATTGTATGCTTCCATCAAAATATCGACAAGAGCCTGCTGTTTGACTCTCTCTTCTGCCAGTCTACGAGTCTCCATTCTCTGTAACTCGCCAGAAGCATACAGGCGAGCCTCATCGATTGCCTGCTGGTGACCTCTTTCTTCAGCCATCTTTCTAGAAATCTTGTCTATTACGTCGACCGTCTTGGACTCGTCTTGATATCTCTTATACGCCATCTTAGATGCGTGATCTGTAGAAGACGCTATAGCTTCTTGGTGACCTCTCTCTGCAGACATCTTAATGGAAACCTTGTCGAGAACGTCGACAACTTTAGACTCTTCTTGATATCTGCGATAAGATGCCTTCGCTGCACCATCTGTAGCTTGAGAGATAGCCTCCATGTGTCCTCTCTCTTTAGCAACCAGCATCTCGGTTTCGATTGGTTTACCCTCACGATGCTCCTTCATTCTGGAATTTGCTTCAGCAATCATCATAGTCAGTTTGCGATATGCCTCCAGCATGTCGTAACCACCGGACTTGATTACGTCCTGAGCAGTCTGAATATCCGGAACAGCGTCCACGAACATAGCAGAAAGCTGACGGGTAACTTCTTCCATGTTGCCCGCCTTGGATGCCTTATCGATCGCATCCTGATATCCCCGGAAGGTCTCGTAGCCCATGTCGAAGCCGAGCTTCTTATAGTTCTCGAGAGAGGTCTCTCCCATGATCTGCTGCTGACGCTGATTAGCATCGACTTGAGACTTTGGCGAAGGAACAATGCCAGCACCACCACCAACCGCGAGACCTGCGCTGAGGTATGAGCCAAGAGTCTGAAAGAATCCAGGCTCGACGTACTCTTTCTTGAGCTTTGCAAAAGTGTCGACCATGTTCTTCATAGCCATCGCCTCGTCCAGCGTAAGAGCTGACTCGGTCATCGACTTGATCTCTTTGGAAAGAGACCCAAATATCTCCCCATATTCGTTCGTATTCAGCTCTCCGAGAGTATCGTTGAGAGTCTGGAATGACGAGTTCATGTCATTGATAGTGTCGTCGAGGCTCTTTGCCACACCGTTAGCTGTCAGATACGCATTGGCAAGAGCAGATACGATTGCGATACCAGCGCCGATGACAGCACCAGTCGCACCGAAGATACCAGCGAGCTGAGCACCCTGCTGACCAAATGCGACGAGTACGTTCGTGCCACCCTGAACCTGAACTGCGAAGTCACCAACCTGATATCCAAGTTGCTGGAATCCACCACGAGCGAACTTGGAAAATCCGCGCTCAGAGGTAGTCATGACCTGACCGAACTGATTCACAGTGTGACCAGCTCTCTCCATCTTAACTTGAACGTCAGCTAGAGTGGTGTTGTACTGATGCTGAGTGATGATTCCCTTCTCTAGGGAGCGGTCCAGAGTCTTGATCGCCGTGTCGTAAATCTGCTGTGCGCGAACCGCAGGATTCACGGAAGCATTGAGTCGAGCATACTCCGCAGCGAGCTGAGCATGGGCCTGCTTGAGCTTATTAGACTCATCACGCTCGCGCTCCATCTGTTTTACTCTCGGAGACTCTATCTCGCGATTGTACTCGTTGGTCACGAGTTTTATGGCCTCGCGGCGCTGCTTATCCGTGATGATTTCTAGCTCATACGCGTCGTTAATCTTGCGAAGACTCTCTGAGTATCGCATATTCGCAGCGTAGGCTTTATCGATCGAAGCAATTACTGCGTCGTATGCGGATCCAGCTTTCGCGAGTTCTGCGTTAGATCTCTCCTGCAGAGCGATGCGAGCTTCTTCGTCTTCTACGCGAATAGCACCAGCAACCTCGACCAGCTTCTGCTGAACGAGTTCCATGACGCGAGCGTACTCTGTAGCAGACACCACCCCCGCATCCATACCCTTCTTGAGCATCTCTTCGGTGCGGTAGTAATCGAGTGTCGCCTTCTCCATCTTGGAGAACGAGGCCGACGTATCTTCGTAGGATTTCCTCAGACTGGCAGCAGTCTGAACGAGCTCCGTCTGAGCCTTGATCTGACGCTGAATGGAGCGCTCGTGAGCCTCTTCTGCGCGAATGGCCTTCTGAGCGTTCTCTTCCAGAGAATTGGTGGCAGCGTCGGCAGCGCGAACATAGTCCTCGATGGCCCGACGTGCTTCGTCCTCTCCGCGAGTAACAAGGAGGAGACCAACTTCACCCAGATCCATCAGTATCCCCCATATTATCGTCATCGTCGTGAGACGCCTTGAGCCACGCCTTATCTAGTCGCATGACTGCCTTGACTTCCCACTCGTCAAGACTATTTCCAGTCACCCGCATCCACGCGTCCATGTCGACGTAGGAGATAGGGTTCACCCCGTTTATACCATACGTCCGCCCATCATGCAAAGACAAGAATTTATCCCACAGTCGGCGGATTGGCTCGGGGAACGGGGGGACGTACAGGTCTGGGTCGTCCTCCCCAGTAATCTTGACGATGTGCTCGAGATGTGTCCGAAGCGGAACTCCGTTGACTTCTCGACTGAGTTCCGTGTTCTTGATCACATGGTCGATCAGGGCTTGGGCGACGTCTCCAAAAAAGATTGACCATCTTCCAGAGCTCTGTCGCACTGCTCATAGATGAACGGAAGCCGTGCGAATACTTCGCGAATCGTAGCCGGAGTACACTTGGGCTTGGCTCCGTCGAGCTGAATATCCCACGAGTCGACCATCGAGACGACGAAGTTCAGGCGATCTTGGCGCATCTCCTCCGGAGTAATTGTGACCTTACCGCCAGACGCCTGAACGCGCTTGAGACGCACCGCCTGCTGAGCGTCCTGCTCGCTACGATACTTCTCGCTATAGAGACCATTCATCGTGATGGTCATCGGAGTGCCATCGTCGAACAGAATCGGAACGTAGTTCGGCATCACTAGCGCGACGGTAGACAGATCTTTCTTCTTGATAGAACCTAGGTCCATTTTCTTCTCCTAGTCGAGTGTCGGGTTGGAGGGAGCGCACCCCGACAATTACGCTCCCTCCGTCTGCTCCGGAGCAGATTACGGGTTCGTGCGAGTCAACTGGATGTTGGTCACAGTGGTGGCATCGTAGAGGGCAGTGAACGGCAGGGTCACGAGACGACCCTTGGTTCCGGCGATCGGAACCGCCGCGCCCGTGTAGCGAATGTTCGGAAGCGAGAACGTGTAGGGGTTCGCATTTGTCTGATCGTCAATCTCGAATGTCAGCGTGCTGGCTGTCTCTGCAAGGAACTTGTTGATCAGAGTCGAGTCCGTGTAGCGAACAGTCAGCGTTCCGGTAACAGTCATCATACCATACTCGGGTTCAGAAGCGATGTTGCTGCCGATGGAGTAGGCATTCGTCAGATCGTTCGACATCGTCAGGTCGATTGCGGTGACGTTCGTAATTGCGGAGCCACCTTCTGTCACGCTTCCGTTGAATGAGTCGAATGGGGGATTCGTTGAGTACGTTGTTGGAGTCGCAGTCTGAATGGAGGTAGATGCCTGAGCCAAGTCGCGACCGACAAGGTTGAAGCGAGCGTTGACTGGTTGATCGGGGGCCATCGAGAGGTTCATACCAGATACGGCCATGCCCTTGAATAGACGATACTGCTTCGTTGCACCAGCTGAGCCGTCGAGAGCTTGGTCCTCGATTGAGAAGTACTTCTGCGCGTTGCCGACCTTCAGGATGTTGGACGAGAAGGAGCTCATGAACAGAGACTCGAACAGAGAGTCGAAGTCCAGCTTGCGAAGCTGAGCATTGATAGAACCAGCGACGTTCCGATTTCCGTGACGTAGATAGCGCGGCATACGATCAGGACGAATGTCGTTTCCCTCGACCATTGTCTTAGTCAGATCTAGACTGTGTGTTCCGAATGGAAGAAAGGAGTAACCGGTAGTCGGCGAGGTGCCGTAGGTTGTTTCAGTCGCGATCGCCAGACCGCTGCGAGAACCTTGAAAGCTCATTTCAGTCTCCTTAGTTGTGAGCGAACCAGCCTATCGTGACCGGTGTACAGTGGTAGAGATCGTCAGGATAGCTCATTCCGACCTCGGAATAGATTATCTCCACGAAGATCGACCCGTAGGAGACGATGGAGTGCGGGAGAAAACGGTTGCAGAGAGTATCTGCGACAGTCAGTCCAGGACCTTCGCCAATGTTCTTCGGCTGGCAGATTGTAAGAATGTAGACTCCGTCGACGCGATTCAGAGCCGTAGAACCGATGTCGATCGGCCTGCGTGTCGTGGGAACGAGCTTCGCTCTGACGAAAGGAGTCAGTGCGCTTGGATCGTAGTCCACGT